TCTCCTTAGGGAGGCATCATTAATAATTTAATATTATTAATGGCAACTTAGAACATCGACCCAAAGGTCTCACTCATAGAGTGGAAATCGTCCGATTCGGAATGTTCTAAACGGATAACATAGATTTATACCCGGATGCGTGGTAACTATGCACAGTGTCTTTGATGACACACCTCACACGTCCAAATATGTTGATCTACAACATATTTAGGGTGATATCCGCATCTCACACAAGAATTATTCTTAATGTGAGGCAACTCGAGATTAATCTCGAGGATTGGAGACAGTCAATCGCTGTCCCCTGACAGAAACTCATCTGGAGGCATCAACGGATTAGGTCGTGATATGGCGATCCAAAAATCAGCCAATCTAACCCGTTTGGCATCTCGACGATTAGAGTCGAGGCACCACACAATTGCTTTATCAGCAACTTGTGGAGTGAGCTTTCCGTCAAACCGGAAGTCGCGGCTACGGTAGGTATTCTTTTTAAATCCCAACCTTCCAATAATTGGAGGATCAGGGATCGAATCCCCAACAACCCCGTCGACCAAACCAAATGTCCCATCGGACACGGCAACAAAACCAATTAAGACACGGAAAATCTTCGTGTCATCATTGATTTCGGGAATACCATTAAAAATGGTCTTCAACGTGATAGCATCGTTGGTATCAACAGTTTTTGCGGCCCAATCACTCGGTTTCCGAGTGACCCACACCTGGTTTCCAGGTAACTTCAAAGATTTTGAAGTTGTGGGAGCCGAAACTGGAACCACAGGTACAGGCCTCTGATTGCGAAAGTTCGCAGCCCTCCTGGCATTTCTGCGCTGGCGGTTAGAAACACCACCATTGCGCATACACCTCGCGCAATTAGTTGCAGCGGCATCCAACTTATCGAAACAAGTTGGGCAACCATTGGAGTTGTTGTTCAAAACATTCTTCCCCCTGTTAGCAGACATGGCGTTGGATGGTTTGGTCTGGATTCTTGGTCAAAGTAATCATACATCTCAGGTAGGCTCAAGAAGTAGCTTATCTATTTTCAAGAATTCACTACAGAAATACTCAAGATTCTCTGAGGTACTAGTCCCTATATTCCAAGAACCCCCCATGTCTGGAATGTCAAACAACAACTATTAAACTGTCAGCAGGTTCCTACCTGCTGAGTTACTCCCAACATTTCCATCGGAATGTTCAATTGGAATCATCTTTGATTCCAAAACTGAAGTCCCGGAAGCTTCTGCATCATCATCATTTTGGATGGCAGCCACAGTCGGTGCTGAAACCCGCTTAACGGTAAAATCCACTCCAGATGTCTGGTTGTCAAGCAGGTTCACACTGGGTGAACAAATAACAGGGTTCTCTCTTGTCTTGGCGGCTATGTCAATTGAGGCACGACTTCTCAATAGACTTCTCATTTCCTTATCTGAACTGATCATTGTTCTAGTAAAAGTCTCGAGTGCTTTTGTGTTGACTATAGGTGTAGTTTGCTGATACAGCTGTTTATTCGACACCTTTTCAGTCCACATGGGGTACCACATCCCTATCTTTGCACCCTTAGGCACAGAAGAAGCACACGAAACAGTACCTCCAAGGTACAATCCTCGATGCGCTGCAACAGCATCGGAAAACAATGATCTCGGCCATGTCATAGTCAATATGAAAGCCTCGTTCAGATTCACCTTCGTTCCACCGTAAAGTTCATCACCCGTCGCAAGATTCTTGATTTTCAAGTCTGCAATAGCATGGGTGGTATTCAAAATCACTGGAATGTACATAAGATGTACGACGGCGTGATCAACGAAAACGCGACCACGCACCTTGTCAGTAAATTTACTGACAATGCCCTTCGTTTCTTTGGTAGTCAATTCACAAAGAAACGCCTCAGTGTTTACGGCTGCGAAGGCGGCACACCGCCTTATCCCCATGTTAAGTTCAACTGACCCTGACAGTGCTTCAGTAACTGCCTTCTCCAATGATGATTCATCATCAGCAGAAAATGTCAGAGCCTTAAAAGAGGGAGTCAAAGCCATCTTAACCAATTTAAAGATGACGGTCCTAACCAATCGATCCCAACAGCAACCGACACTTGGGAAAGTGTGTTTATCGGAAGATCCTTCGATCGGATAGTGGTATCTGATTGACAAGACAATTTGATCAGCCCAAAGGCTTCAGTTTGTAGGAATTCAAAACTGGAAAGCGTCCGCTTCGGAATCAAATTGTGCAAGTGGTATTATGCTC